GCATACAAGCATGATGAAGATAAGACCATTGACATTCTTATGTTGATGTTGATTCAGTTTCAAAGATTTTATGGATGCAAGTCAAAGATGGAAAAAACACAACTTGAAGAAGCATCATATCTTATCATTCAGCAATTCAGACATTTAAACTATTATGACCTTGGAATGTGTTTAAAATTAGCTAAATTGAAAGAGAAAATATATGATCGAATTGATGGTGGAATGATATTGGAATGGTTAACGAAATACGAAAAGCAAAGAACTGACATGATAGTATGTGAAAGGGAAAAGCAGAAAGCACAAAATAATGCAGAATGGTCTGGACTTGGTGAAAGGTCATCTGAAATATCAATCAAAGAATTTTTTAAAAAATGAAAAAAGAGAAAGAAGAACTTGAAAAGAAGTTCAAAGAACACCATGGAAATGAAGCTGAAGATGATTGCTATTCTTTGTGTTGCAATGCACCAATGTCATCATGGATAAAACATTGCAGTAAGTGTGAAGAACAATCAGAAATCAATGAAGGGATGTTGATGTGGCATCCACAAATAAAACCATATGAAAAAGAAGCGTAAACAACATGAATCAGACCTTCAAAAAGCAGTTATAAAATACATGAAACTTCAACATCCAGCCATCTTCATCAATGGTTCGATGGGGGGGACATATTTGAAGTATGAATCACAAAGGGTGAAAGCAAAATTGTGTGGATATAAGAAAGGTTTCCCAGATCTGTTCATCTATGAACCAAGAATGATTGAAGGGAACATTTATCATGGACTTGCAATTGAACTGAAGGTCAAAGGAAATTATGCATCACAAGTACAGAAAAGAACATTGGAAGATTTGAAAGAAAGAAATTATAAGACATTTGTATGCACTGGATTTGACCATACACTTGAAGTGATTGAATGGTATTTGACAACAACATTTCCAGAAGTAGATGTTGACTATATAATAAAAGAATGAAATGTGAATGAAGACAGAATGGAATCCTATTGAATGGATGTATAAAGATTTCAATTATTATCTTGGGTTTGCAATAAAGCAAACAAAAGACAAGTCCTTGTCTGAAGATTTGGTTCAAGAAACATTCCTTCAGCTGATGACAATGAATCAACACAGATTGCTAATCATCATTGATTCTGGAAAAATAAAGACATACATCTGTAAAATCATGATGGTGAAATACTTTTCAAAGAAATCACAATTCAACAAAAAGATTGTGCAATTCAAGAAGAAGAAGATTCAAGCTGATGAATCATTTCTGGAATATCTGGTGAACAAAAACACTGAACAAGATGACAAGTCATCAGACTATGTTGAAGAACTAAACAAAAGGATTGATGATTGTCTGGACACCTTTGATGATTATGATAGGAAATTGTTTCAACTATATTATGAAACTGGTTTGTCAGTAAGAAGATTGTCAGAAGAAACTGGAATCACTTTCAAATCTATTCAATACACAATAGACAAAGTAAAAAAGAACATCAAGAACATAATATGAAGCCATTGAAAGCAGACCCAGAACTGGCAAAAAAAAGACTGGCTATTTGTGAAAAGTGCAGACACTTCAGAAAGAAGTCAAGGACTTGTGGAACACCAGTGGTGGGAAATAAGGTTGGAAGTAAAAGAACGTGTGGATGTTTTGTTGATGCCAAGACAAAAATATCATTCACCAAGTGTCCATTTTCGTATTGGAATGAACTTCAAGTGGCTGAAAATGATTATCTTGCTATAAAGAAACTATTGGAAGAAGTGAAGAACACAATCAATCCAGACCAGAAAGAAGAATTGTACAATATGATACGGAAGTATGTTGGTGGTAACACCAAGACCAGCAATTGTGTTCCATGCCTAAAATCAGCACTGAAAGAAATGGATGAACTTGTGAAGACATATGAAGAATAAAGAAAGGTCAAGATACTACACCAACAAGTCAGTCAAGAAAAAGATTGATAAGATGCTTGAACAGAATGCAAGGAATCAAGCATCACTGGGAACTGGTTCAAGGTTTGACATTGGACAAGAAGAAAGTGATTTGGCTTGGAATCAATTTGAAAAAGAAATAAAAGAGCTTGACCCAGAATTGTATGACATAATAAAAAAACAAGATGACTAAATTGGTGATGCCAGTTGCAGTTGAAACTATTGCAACAAGACATGATGGTTCTGTGAAGATTGTGATGTCCACATATGAACTGAACACTGAATCAGCAGTGAAATTGTTTGATTTGCGAAGGTCTGAAGCACTGATGTATCTTTCAAGTGATAACATATCACAAGAAGAATTGGATGCTTTAGATGGATTCAAATTGAGTAGTGAAAAGAATGATGGAAAAACACCTTCACAAAGACTTCGTGCAGTCTTATACATATACTGGAAGCAACACAAACAGAATGACTTTGAGTTTGATATATTCTATTTGAAGTATATGAACAGATTGATTGACAAAATCAAAGACAAGCTGGATGCAGAAACATACTAAAATATATTTGACACATTTCAACTACTTTGGAAATGAATTCATAGGTTGTGAAATGTGTGGAAAACGTGCAGTGGATATTCACCACATTGAATGTCGTGGAATGGGTGGTTCTGAAAAAGATGACATCAAAAACATCATGGCAATGTGCAGAAATTGTCACATCACTTATGGTGATAAAAAACAATACAAAGAACTGCTGAAGCAAAGACATGAACAAAGACTTGAAAATTTCAACAAAGCATGAAAGACCATTATAAGAAGATGAAGATTGAACCAGTTGACTTCATAGTGTCAAATGATATTGATTTCTGTGAAGGGAATGTCATCAAGTATGTGTCAAGACATCAATCAAAAAATGGTGCAGAAGACATCAGAAAAGCAATTCACTATCTACAAATCATATTAAAAAGTCAGTACAATGTGCAAAAGTAAACAGAAAACAGATGATGAAAGACCACAAGAAGAAAAGGACAAAGATATTGCAAGGGGAATTTGGGATGACTGGGTGAAAGACCTTGAAGAAAAGGATCAGCCAGAATCATGTGGAATTGATGGTGAAGATTGTGAAAATTGTGGCTCATAAAAAACAAAGAAAGAATGATGTATTTATCAAGTTATCAAGGGGAATCAAATTGTTGTGGTGCTGGTGTCTATGAAAACACAGACATCTGTTCAGACTGCAAAGAACATTGTGAAATAATAGATGAAGAAGAAGCAATCAACTAAACACAAATAGACATGGGTAAAATCAAGACAATGAACCAAGACAAACAACAAGAAGAAGAAACACCAAAATTGAAAGATGGAAGGATTGATTTCTTCAAGTTGATAGACCAAACATTCCCAGAACAAATTGGTGTTGCATCATATGTGAAAGGATTGTGCAAAGGGTATGCACTTGACCAAGCAGTTCAAACTGCCATCAAGTTCAAAGCAATACTTGAATCTGGTGCAACTGAACTACAATTGATGGATGTAATACCAGATGAAGTGAAGCCAGATGAAGACAAAGTGACATCAAAAGACATAAACTGATGGAAAAAATATATGCAATTGCAATGCTATTGTGTACAATAAGTATGTACATCTATTTTAGTAGCAAGATAAAGAAAGGGGACTGATGCCATTTGAAAAGGGGAATCAATTAGCTGGAAGCAGAAAGGGTGTTCCAAATAAGGCATCACATGAAATTCGTGAAGCATTTGAAATGCTAATGACTGACAATCTGGACAACATGAAAAGGTGGTTGTCTGATGTAGCAATTGAAGACCCAGAAAGAGCATTGAACATCATGATTAAGATGGCTGAATTCATAGTCCCTAAATTGCAAAGGACTGAAGTGAAAGCAGAAGTGACTGACAAATCAATTGTCATCAATTTAATTCCAAAGCAGATTGAATAAAATCAACATTGAATTGTTCCCAAAGCAAATTGAATGCTTTGAATATCTTGAAGATAAAACCACAACTGAAGTTTTGTTTGGTGGTGGTGCTGGTGGTTCAAAAACATTCACTGGATGTCTTTGGCAAATTCAAAGAAGGTTGACATATGCTGGAACAAGAAGTGTGATTGGAAGGTCTAAATTGAAGAATCTGAAAGCAACAACATTGAACACATTCTTTGAAGTAGCACAAGACTTTTGTGGATTGAAGCCAAATGAAGATTTCACATATAATGCACAAGAATCAACAATCACCTTTTTCAATGGTTCAATCATTTATTTGCGTGATCTGTTTTTATATCCATCAGACCCAGACTTCACATCTTTAGGTGGATTAGAAATCACAGATGCATTCATTGATGAATGTGCTGAAGTAAGTCAGAAAGCAGTGAACATATTAAATTCAAGAATCAGATTCAAGCTGGACAAATATGACTTAATTCCTAAAACACTAATGACTTGCAATCCAACAAAAACATGGTTGTATTCTGAATTCTATAAACCACATAAAGAAGAAAGAATGTTGGTTCACAGAAAGTTCATTCAATCACTTGTGAAGGACAACACTGAAATATCAGAACATTATATCAAGCAACTTGAAAAACTTGATAAGGTGTCCAGACAAAGACTTCTTCTTGGTGACTGGGAATATAATGAAGATGATGCATTGTTGTTTGATTATGATTCAATTCATGATATGTTCACAAATCAACTTGAAGACTCTTTGAAGTTCATCACTTGTGATGTTGCCAGATTTGGTGCAGATAAAACCATCATCATTCTTTGGAATGGATTGTCAGCAGAAAAAATCATTTCACTGGATCAGTCATCAGTGACAAAGACAATTGAAGAAATTAAAACAATGTCACTTCAGAATGGGGTGCAAAGGTCACACATTATTGTTGATGAAGATGGTGTTGGTGGTGGTGTGAAAGATGGTGTGGTTGGTTGCAAAGGATTTGTCAATGGAAGCAAAGCACTGAAATCTGAAAACTTCCAGAACTTAAAAACACAATGCTACTTCAAACTGGCAGAAATGGTCAATGCTGGGAAAATAGCAATCAAAGATAAGAAGCACAAACAGACCATCATTGAAGAACTTGAAATCATCAAGCGTGACAAATTAGACAAGGACACACAGAAACTTTCAATCATTCCAAAAGACACCATCAAATCATTACTTGGTAGGTCACCAGATTTTGCAGATGCAATCATGATGAGAATGTGGTATGAAGTAAAAGGAAACTATGGTGTATATGCCTTTTGAAAGGAAACAAAACATAAATCAACTTTAAACTAGTGAAATGAAGAACACTTTTGAAATATCAATTCCTACTGATTGGTCAGAAATAAGCATTGAAAAATTCAAGCAATACAATGACACAATCAAAGACCTTGAAGAACATCATCAGATAATTGTGAAAACAATTTCTGTGTTGTGTGACATTGAAGAATCAATTGTGGAGTGCATGAAATTAAGTGATTTGCAAAAGATTGAAGGTAGTCTTCAGAAGCTAATAAGCAAACCAGTAAACAAAGAAATCATCAACAAGATAGACATTGAAGGAACAATGTATGGATTCCATCCAAAAATTGATGAAATCACAATGGGTGAATTTGTTGACATTGAAACTTATGCAAAGGAAAACGACATGGCAAAGATGATGTCAGTGCTATACAGACCAGTCATCACAACCAAAGGCAATAGATATGACATTGAACCATATGACATTGACATTCATGCTGGAAACATTAACAAGTTCAAGAAGTTGTCAATCAACATAGGGAATCCTATTGCAGTTTTTTTTTGGAGTTTAGGCAAAGAACAACTGAACAATTTCCATCAGTGTTCAGAAAGGGACAAAAGAAAAGTGCATCATCATCTTATGGATGGTTTGCAGTAGTTGATTCACTTGCTGGTGGTGACATCTTGAAGTTTGAATCAGTTACTGACTTGCCATTGATGTTTGCGTTGACAAAACTATCACTGGATGCAGACAAGCAAACTGAAAGGAATAAGGAAATGAAGAAGAAACAGAACAAGACATGATAACTTATAAAGCAATCATTCAATACTTTGATGTCATATGTGAAAGACATCAACAGATAAATTCATTCACATATGGTGAATTGAGCTTGTTTGATATGGATAAATTTACACAATATCCAGCACTTCACTTGACACCAACTGCAACTGCAATTGATGATCAGACAATCACCTATGGATTTGATGTTGTTGTGTTTGATAGATATAATGTTACCACAAACAAGATGAAGAATGAAGCATCATGCTTGTCAGATTCATTGTTGATTCTTCAAGATATATGCAAGGAATTGACTGATGGAAAATACTTCATCAATGAAGACACCATGATTTCAATGGATGTTCCAGTTCTTGCAACACCTTTCATTGACACTGAACCAGACAATTGTAGTGGCTGGACAACTTCGTTTGATATTATCACACCAAATGAATCTTCAGCTTGTTCCATTCCATACTACAATCCAGAACAACAATTCAGTGATGATGTGGTACTGCCACCAGAAGCACCAACAACCAATTATGTTTGGTATTCACTTATGAATTCATCATCAAAAGCACTATGGAATTCAAGTGGTGAAATAACACATTTAAGTCCATTTAAGGACACTTTGTCTGGAAGTGATACATTGACAATGACTGGTGAAGCAGTGACGTTTGATAGGGTTAAAAATGCATTTCATCTAAGTGATACTGCTGAACTTACTGATGGATATTTGGAACATAGTGTGGTAGGAAGTGAAGAAGCAATCTTCTTCATTAAAATCAAAGACTTTTCAAGATTTGGAGTTGATGATGAAAGCAACACAATCATGTCATGGGGTGATGATGCAGAAGTAAGGCTTGAATTTATATCAAGTGGAAAACTTCAAATTCATAAAATTGGAAATTATCCAGCTACATCAGATATGCCTTTGACACCTACAAATGGAACAGACAAAGACACTTCACACAGAAGACTTGAACCAATAACAATTGCAGTAAAATTCACAAGCACAAAAATATATCTTTATTATTCAAATGATAGTGCCAAAAAAGTCACCTATTCCCAAACTTTAGATCTGACATCTGAAACATTCAGAATAGGTGCAAAAGAAGATGGTGAATATGCAGATTTTTACTTCCAAGAAATGTTCTTCACTACTGAATCAATGAGTGATTTCGATATAATGGACACAATGATTTGGCTTAATTACAGATGATGATTGGAAGCACAAAACAACAACTGGACAAGTTTGGTGCAAGGGTGGTGAAACTTGCAAGAATCAATCTTGGTGCAAGGCAAAAGATAGATGGCAAGATGCGTGTGACAAACAACACTGGTGAATTGTCAAAATCACTGGCATACAGAATAAAGCAGAAAAGAACACAAGCTGGTCAATTCACTTCTGGATTTGATGTTGAATTTGTTAGTGACCTTTTATATGCATCATTTATTGAACAAGGTGTTCAAGGTTCAGAAAGCACAAAAGTTTCTGCATTGAATTCACCATTCAAGTTCAAGTCAAAGAATTTACCAAAGGGTGTGATGGCTGGATGGATTCAAAGCAAACCAATCAGACTTCGTGAAATGGGGACTGGTAAATTTGCCAAGAATACAGAACAAGCAAAAAAGCAACTTGCATTTGTTCTTGGTCGTGCAGTTGCAACAAAGGGAATGTCTGCAAGGCATTATTTTAAGGATGCAGTTGAACAAGCACTTCCACAAGATGGTGGTGACATAGCAGTTGCCATTGCTTTAAACTATATTAAAAAGAATCTAAAGTCATGAGTATTACATCAATAGGAATAAATGATGATGGTTTCAACATTAGCACTGGAATCAATTTGGCATATGTTGACACTTCACAACCACCATCAACATATAAGTACAGAATATTGGTTGAATTAACCTATCAAACATCACTTGCATCAATTGTATTGCCAACAACAAAAACCATTTCTTTTTCACAACAAGTGAATGAAGATGGAAATGTGATCTTCAATTTATCTGAAATATTTCAGTCTATTGTAACACCACAAATCACACCAAATTCAAAAGAAGATGCACCAACAACATCTGCACCAAACCAATATTCAAGCATTCACACATTGCCATATAAACAATCTGACGCATCCAAGATATTTTCTTTTGGAATTCTTGGTGCTGAAGGTGGAATGAATGCATTTCGGGGTGTTGCTGGATATATTGATTTGAAATTCTGGGAATACTATTCAACAACTGAAAATGGAATTCCAGCAAAACAAGGTGCATCAACTGATAAAGTGATGCATATGTTCTGGGGCAGAGCAAATGAAAGTGATGGTGTTGTGATTGACTTTGATGACTATAAACTTTGGGATAGTGGTGGCAAGTTCTTGTCTTCCAATCATATTGAAATCAATGGTTTTCCAACTATCTATCTTGGTAAAAATGATTATCACACCATTGCATTCTTAAACAGAAACGAAATAAACCATCTTTCACAACCATATAAATTTGTGGTTACATATTACAATTCTGCTGATAATCCAATTGGGACTTTGTCAATGGAAAATTTATCAGCATCTGGGGGTGCTTACCCTTCATCACCAACAACTGATCCACCAATTTATGAAGCATTCTATTTGTTCATGGGTTGTGGCTTGGAAAATCTTGAAAAACTTGACACTTCTGAAAGTGCATATACTGGTGACCTACCTTCTGAAGTGGTGGGTGGATTGGATAATATTGCTTACTATTATATAAGGGCGCAAAATAGCGTATCAGCTCAATTCTCTAAAATTTATCGGTTCAACATTGTTGATTATTGTGACAGATACGAACAATCAAGACTGGCATATATGAACAGATTTGGTGCTTGGGACTATATTACATTGAACAAAGAAAAGACCAGTGAGTTGAAGGTAAAGCGTGAATATATCACAAAGCCATTAATCAATCAAGCAACTTCACTTGCTGGATATGGTGATGTTTATATGGAAGGGTCTTATCCTCCAGAAGTTGCAAAGCAAGGCAAGATGACTACACTGGTAAGACCAGAAGAAAAGTTGACATTGTTCACTGACAATCTTGAAGATTATGAAATTGAACAGATAAAAGACTTGATGATGTCACCACAAATTCATCTTCTGGATGGTGCAAATGCAAAAGCACTAATTCTTGAAACTTCATCAATGAAGCTGAAGGATGAAAAGAACACTGGATTGTATAACTATGAACTAAGATTTGCATATGCAAGTCCTAAGTACAGAACAACGAATTAAGAATGGCAACACAAATCAGAGTAGTAGCACAAGATGATGGAAGGGTTGTGTATTTGGATCTTGAAGATAGTCAACCAATCACTGCAAACTATCAATTCAAGGACATCCAAGACTTCAAGTCAACAAAGGGTGACCATACCTACAACTTCAGAGTGCCTTCAACATACAACAACAACTTGTTCTTCAACCAATACTTTGAAGTCACACAACATGGAAACTTCAATCCGAAGCTGAAGGTTGAAGCTACAATTCTGAAAGATACACTTCCAGTGTTTGGGGGGTATCTTCAATTGACAAATGTGATTGCTTTGAATGACACTGACTATTCTTATGAATGCGTGGTGTTTAGTGCAGTGGGAACAATTGGTCAAGTTCTTGAAGGAAAATATTTGAATCAATTTGACTGGTCTGACTACACACACGCAATGTCAAGGGACAATGTGATTGATTCATTTGACCAAAACTTGTTGGATGGTGATGTTGTCTATTCCCTTTATGATTATGGTTCAGCATTCTATGGTGGTGAAGCTGAAGGTTCAGTCTTTGATATAAATTCACCTATTGATGTAAGGTCACTAAGACCACAAATCAGAGTGAAAGCAGTGCTTGATGTATTATTGAATCAGTCTGGATTCAATTACACATCAGACTTCTTTGACACCAAAGAATTGTATGTGGATGCAAATGCTGGTTCTGGAGGTGTGAATGCAGTGAATGTAAATTACTACAATGTGCAATTCACAATAAATCCATTGTCACTTCAGACAATGTATGCATCAAATGGATTTCATCACATCATCTTGAATGGTGGTGGAAGTAGTGGAACAGATTATTCAAATGAAGCTGGATTGTACAATACTACACTTGGAACATATACAATGCCATCTGCACCTTTTGACATGGTTCAATCTGGTTGCTATGTGACAATAAAAGGTGAATCTTCAACTTCTGGTGATGCACCATTAACTGGTGCAAGTTTCCAAATCCACCTAATTGATTCAGATGATAATGTCATCAGATCGGGAACATTAAAAACATTTACATCTGCAATGCAAATTCCAGATGGTGGTGGATATTATCAAGAACAAGCAATCAATTGCAGTTCATTTAATTATGCAGAATTTGAAGCTGGGGTTTACAAGTATGTATTGGAAATCACCAATACAGATGATGCATCAGTTGAAATTGAAATCACTGATGGTGAAGTGAAATACACACCATTGATAGGACTTCCAATGTTGGGATGGAGTGCATCGTATTATCAAGCTGATATGACATTTGACTTCGGAATGAATTTCCCAGACATCAAAGCAGTTGACTTTCTGACATCCTTGGCGAAGAAATTCAATTTGATAATTGTTCCAGACAAAGTGAATCCAAATTACTTATCAATTGAACCTTATTCAGATTGGATTGAAGAAGGGAATGTTTTGGATTGGACTGATAAACTTAATGTCAGCAAAGACATCCAATATAAACCAACTGCTGACCTTCAAGCAAAGTCACTTGTATTCACTGATGGTGAATCAGAAGACAACATGAATGCACTTTTCAAGCAAAGCACTGGAAGGATATATGGATCACAATTGATTGACAATACATCGAATGACTTTGGTAAGAACAAAGAAGTGGTTGACACAATCTTCAAACCAGTTGTCACAACCTACATTCCAAACACTGGGATAAGGTCTTGTGTTTGTTATACTGGCGAAAATGAAGACATCACCAATCAACCATCCATGCGTTTGTCATATTATAGTGGTTTGGTGGAATCAGATGTATTGACTGAACAAATATATCTTCAAGGGGTTGATGGAATTGTCATTATGAATCAACAGATTTCTTCATTTCCTTTACTTCAAAATTATGAAGATGCTGAAGTAACTGGACAAAGTGAATGTCTGACTTTTGCTGGTGAATCTACTGGTCAATTGAATGTTCCCACAACTTTGTCTGGTGCATTCAATACGTACTGGAATCCATTCATCCAAGAAACTTATTCACCAGAAGCCAGAATCATGACTGGGACATTCTTCTTGTCTGCACTGGACATCATGACAATGAACTTCAATGACAAAATATTTGTCAAAAATGAATACTTCCGAATCAACAAAATATCTGGATATTCTTTAGTTGGTTCAGCAGACTGCAAAGTTGAACTTGTGAAGGTGTCAAAAACAAATGCAGTGTTTGATGGAAATGTTTGTGATGTTGAACCAGTTTACTTTTCATGGACTGGATTTGTGGTCTTTGCAAACACAGAATCTGGTGCTTTGGAATTCCCATCACAAGAATGTTGTGAAGGTTATGGATATACATATGAACTTGGTGGATGCTGGGAAACTACAACAGAACCAAACAATCCAACATCACCAACATTGACAACTACTGGTCAAACAGAATTTCATCCAACAAAGTTTTCTGATGGTGTTCATACCACAACCAGAGGAATAATGAATGAAGCATCAGACTTTGGATTCATTGTTGGAACACACAACAGAGTGAACAGAACATCAAGGTCTGTTTCAATTAATGGACACAGAAATGATGTTGAAGCAAATGTGAGTGGTTCAAGTATTGTTGGAAACAATAACATCTTGAATCCTTATCTTTTACGACACACTGGAAGTGAATACGAAGTTTATGCACATCAAGAATTCCAAAATGTCACAATGCGTGGTGACTATGGAATAGCAATTGCATCTGGTGACAACTTTGTTTCAACTGGTGCAGACCCATTATATGATGAAGTTGGAAGGGGTGGTTCTGGTCACTTTGTAAGGGCATTCACAACATATCAAGGAACACCAGCTGAAGTTGTATATGTTGGTCAAAATGGTGCATTCACACCATCAACTGGAACACCAGATGAAATTCTTGCAAATCAAACTGAAAACTTTTTCAGACTTCCTTTTCCATCAATGATGACATTTGAAGCAAGAATTGGTGCAGTGAATAGGGGGTCAGTTCTTGATAGGTCACAATTATTTTCTAATAGGATATATCAAGGAAGAATCAACAACACAACTGATCTTCTTGGTGTTTCTTCAGACCTTGATAACGTATCACCAAAAGACAATGAATCTGGTGCTTTTTCACCAATGAAGTTTGAAATTCATCATGGTCAAGGTGTGATGGATGGAACAACAGAAAATGATGTTCTGTGTGATGGTATGTTTGCATTTAAGATTGACACTTCAGATTGTACAACTCTTGATGATACAGATTTTACCATTGATATAAAGTACACATTGGTAGGAATGCAAAACATGAAAAGACTTGCATCACCAATTCAATATGACCCAACTGACATTTCAGATTGCAAATTGTGGTTGGATGGTTCTGACTTAAGCACAATCACCGAATCATCTGGTGATGTTTCACAATGGGATGACAAGTCTGGGAATGGCTATAATTTTACAAAACCAACAGAAGCTGGGAATCCATCTTTGTCAACCATTGGTGTTTTGAATTGTCTTGATTTTGACTTAGCATATGATGATGCCTTGTACAACACAAGTTCTGGATTGTACTTGATTCCTTGGCTGGGAAATAGTACATGGTTTGTGGTTTTTGAAAGTGACACAGACACTGCATCAACTTATGGGAATCAATTGGTTGGTTCTTCATATACACTTGGAAACATGTTTTCTGGTATCAATTTAAATTCAACAATTTTTAGTTCTGGGGGTGCTGACACCATGGCATTCTGGAATGATAATAATGATTTCAGTGCATATGTTGATGATATTCCAGTGACACAAGTACAAGTGGCTTGTGGATATAGAGATGGAACAACACAAGCAATCATTGACCAAGATGGTAACACCACTTCAAACACAAGTGCATCTGGTGTATTTGCAAATCAAACATTTGTAGGTGGTGCAGTGAAGTCATCAAATGGGAAAATTCAAAATCCATATGGGGGAAAAGTTGGTGAAGTCTTATTGTATAACAGAAAATTGACCACATCAGAAATTGATGAAGTAATGAACTATTTAAAAACAAAAT